GAAGGCGGAACAGTTTATGTTGCACACTCAAGTGCATGGCGTAAAATGCTATTAGACGCTAGTGGCGGAGCAATTCCAAACTACACTGATCCACTGTCAGCAGTTGCATACACAGGAACTATTAATAGTTTAACTGATGTTGATACAACTTCGCAAGCACCGCAAGCAGGTAACGTTCTTAAATGGGACGGAGGCAAATGGGCACCTGGGGTTGACGTAACTTCAGGTGGCGCGGCAGTTGATGCTGGTACCCTTGATGGCTTTGATAGCTCGTACTTTACAAACTATAATAACCTAAATAACAAGCCGACCATTCCAACAACGCTTATTAATTTAAGTATTACTGATGGGTCGAGTGGACAAGTATTATCTGCAAACGGCAACGGTACATTTACATTTATTACACCAGCCGCAACTGGCATTCAGAACTTATTCGAAACAGTTGCAGGCGATACTGGAACAACAACTGCAAATGCCGCAACTGACACATTAACACTAGCAGGCGGCACAAACATTACAACTAGTATTGTTGGTGATACGCTTACTATTAACTATGCGGGCGATGCACTAAGTGGTGAAGCAAACCAAAATGCATTTAGTAATGTTCAAGCAGACTCAGGTCTTGCAGAAGCAGACGGTGCAACTGACACACTAACTATTGCCGGTGGTACAAATATTACTACAGCAGTAACAGGTGACACAATTACTATTAACGGAACTTCTCCAACACTTGCAACACTTAGTGGAGTTGATGTTACTGGAGTTACAACTGGTAATGTACTTGTATATAACGGAACTTCTTGGGTAGACAGTGAACATACTATTGACCAAATAGCATATCCTGCAATTACAACATTAACTGTGACAGCAGATTCAAACAATGGATACAAATTTGATCAGTATGGTGCAACAGAAGATCCAACACTCTTTGCATTGGCAGGAGCAACTATTGCATTTAAGATTACAACAGCAAATCACCCATTCCAAATTCAGAATAGTGGTGGATCGGTATACAGTACTGGATTAGTACACGTTGCGTTAGACGGCACAGAAACAACTGGTTCATCGGCACAGGGTAAAACATCTGGTACATTGTATTGGAAAATTCCTTCAAATATCTCAGGAAACTATGGATATGTATGTACATCACATGCATCAATGGCAGGAACTATTACAATCAAATCGATAAGCGCAATTTAATAAGGGAACACAATGGCAACAGTAATTAACGATAAATTCCAAGCACAAAATGGATTTGAAAGTCCTTTCTTTACAGTCGACACAGCTGGTAAACTAACTACTCCTGTTATCGATGTTCAAAGCATTTTGCTCAACGGAACACCATTTGTTGCTTATGTTCCTCCAGCAGATGATGCAGGTGACGATACGGGGACACAAGTATCAAATAGCTTTGATAGCCTTGCTGTAACTGGCGGTGTTTTTAAAGTTAACTACTTGTCTGACACTGCATTATCGGTAGTTAACGGCAGAGTAATTATTAAAAGTGTTGGAGCACTTCCGGGTAGCATAGACAATGTAGAAATTGGATATAATACTCCTTCACAAATAAGAGTACACACAATTGATATGGCAACGAATCCAGACAGCTCAGCATCATCAATCAATATGAATGGTGCAAGCTTCGTCGGAGACGTAAATATCAGTAACAATGTATTGTTGGTTAATCAACCTACACTGGGTACACACGCAACTAGTAAAAGTTATGTAGACGCAACGGCCACAGCCCTTGCAGTAGCATTTGGAGCATAAAGAGAATGGCTAAGAAAAAGATTTATAATTACAAGTTTTATCCAGGTATTGGAGTAAACGACAACACGTATCCGAATGCATGGGCATTGTTAGATGCAAACATAGCATTTATTAAAGCGGAGGTAGCGGCTTGGATCGCACAGCAAGTAGCAGACGGGGCAGACGGCTTTAGTGGGTATACTTACGATCAAGCAAGATGTGAACGAGACACAGGGTTCAACCTTGTTGCTTGGGCACACGATTTACGCTACACTGGTAACGAAGAAACAACAAGAATTTCAAAAACTTATTGGGAGCAAGAAGTTGCTCAAGTCGACGGTGACAGAATAGCAGAAATTAGAGCTAAAGAATATACTCGTGACTTAGTTGTTAACCATGTTTTTAATAACTCGCCACAGTCTACACCTTATCAAGGTAACATTGCTCAAGTAATTGACGGAACTAAGACTGTTGAAAACGCGGCTCCTGGACGTATTCAACTACTGTCAGGAATTGTTATTAGTGTACTAACAACAGGCACAAGTGCATTACCGACCTTTGAGCGCAAAGGATTAGGTCATGTTAGATTCCAAGGTAACTATGATGCTAGTGACTTGTTAATTATAACAAACACTACTAAATCAGAAGTTATTTACAACTTTACAGATGTTCTAAAAGGCGGTAAAGTAACAAGAATTGATGACGTTACACCTAGAGATTCAAGTGGATATGTTCCAAAGTATGATAGTGTGTCGGCTAATGAAAATGCTGACTTAGACTTTCCAAAATACTTACAAGTTACTGATGCAGTAACAATTATTGACTTAAACTACAATACTTCGACGCACGTAGAATCAGATGAATTACAAATCTTTATTGATAGCCCAGAGCAAAGAACAAGACCATATGACTTTGGTACTGATGCTATTGAACGTATGCGTATTGCACCTCCATTGTCAATGCTTGACGCTGACTTTGAGTACGGTCTACAGCCTACTAAATGGTCAGCTATTGGTATGATGCGCGGATATCCAAGTGTGTACGAGCTACCAGGCACTGATACACAGGTGCTAACAGTACAAACAGATGCATCGTCTGGCACAGCTGGCATTGGATCAAGTTTAATTACAGTTACAACAGTTGGCGCCCATGGATTCTTAGCAGGCACCCCAATTACAATTAAAGCACTTGAAGATAGTGTTGGCGGCGCGGCACGTGGTGAAGGATCATTTATTATTCAATCCATTCCAACTAACACTACATTTACATTTTATGCTAAAGCAAAAGTTGGTACAAGTAATGGCGAGGTTCTTTCAACAACGTATACACAGCTAAGACAGGGTGCATTTTATACAGGAGCAAGTGTTGGACAGCCGGCATTTACTTTGTTTAGTAATGGTACAAACGGTACCATGAGTTTAGCACTTACTGCACAAATTAGTGAGAACAGACTTGCATTTACAGGAGATGTTCCAGAAGTTGGTGCTCCGATTGTTAACGGATCACTCCCAACAGGAACACAAGTTACAGCTATTTCAAGTACACCAGACGGTAACGCACTACCACTAAACTTAACACAAGATATTAGTATTGGAAACACTGACATTGTAGTATCAAGCACAACAGGTATTGTTGTAGGACTGGCGGCCGATAACGGAAGTGGTGATGCTATATTTGTTAACAACATTTCAGGAAACACTCTTAGTATGAGTGGTGCATTTACTGGTGCAATTACAAGAAACACAGAAACCTATACAGGCGTAAGTGGTACTATTGCTACCCCTGCAGGTCTAAACGCACAATTTACAATTTCAAAAGCTGGTACAACATATACTATTGATGCAGTAACACAAGCAGGTAGTGGATATGTAATAGGTGACACACTACTAGTTACAGGTGACAATTTAGGCGGAACTACTCCAACTAACGATGTATCAATAACTGTAAGTACAATTAATGGATCAGGTGGCATAACAGGTGGAACTATTGCAGGTACTGCACTTAGCGGAACAATTAGTTATACTGGCCCTACAAAAACATATATAAACGCAGGCGGAACAATTAACTCTGCGCAGTTTGATATCAACTTTGCAGGCGCTGGATTTAGTTCAGTTGATATTAGTTCACCAAACGACAGTACAGGTTATGCAATTAACGACAGACTAAGAATTGAAGGTGGCCAGCTATTGGGCGGCACAGGACAAAACGGTAACGTAGCCAACGGCGGTAATGACTTTGTTGGTAAAGTTACAGGAGTTTCTGCAGGCGGATCAATTAGTGCAATAGTTCCAGATAACAGCGGATGGAGTATAGGTACACCACCAAGTCAATCAAGAAGTTATAGCTTTGGTGGGTCAAACTTAGCATTTACAGGCGGATCAGGCAGTGGACTTGAATTTAGTATTAATGTAAACGGAACAACGTATACATACCAGTCATCAGGAACTGATGGAACAGGTTATACAACAGCAGATACACTTGTTTGTGCTGGTAATTTATTAGGCGGGGCAACTCCGGCAAACGATTTATATCTAAGAGTAGTATCAGTTAACGGCGTAGGTGCTATTACTGATGTTCGTTTAGAAGGAAGTGATGTATCATCAGTACCGGCGGCATTTAACGGTGGTGTGTTTGAATCAAAGGCAATGGCTAATTTAGCAGGCGCAAGTGCAACGTTTAATGTTGCTAATGACGGTTCTACATTTACTACAACAGTTACAGCAAATGGTACAAACTATCATGTTGGTCAAACTTTTGTAATAGCAGGTACAGAAATTGGCGGCGCAACTACAGCAAACGATGCAACTATTACAATTGATAGTGTTAATGGCGAAACTGGTGCTATCGGTACTGTAAGTATTGCAGGTACTGCTCCGGCACTACCAACAGTCTTTACAGGTCAAGCAGGTAGTAACGTAGCACATGCAGGTACAAGTGCTACATTTGATATTACTAGAACATCAGGCACACTAACTACCACAATCGGCTCAAGCGGTAGTGGATATAAAGTTGGTAACACTTTAACAGTAGTAGGTACTAACTTAGGCGGTGCAACTACAGCAAACGATGCAACTATTGTAGTAGCATCAGTAGACGGCAGTGGCGGACTATCAACAGTTACTATTACAGGTACTGGTGCAGGTGGAGGCGGCCTTAGCTTAGTAAACGGCGTTACACTAACAGACTTTACAACAGCAGAAATTAGTTCAAGTTCAAGTGTTAACTTTGAGGCACTAGCTACTATCGAAGTAACATGGCCTTACTCACATGGTATTGTTCCAGGTGATACTTTCTTAGTTGATGTTAACTCTGATGATGGCGGATCAAATAATCACGCACTAGCATCAGGATCATTCCTTGCTATTAATGTTCCAACCACTAAGAAAATTAGATACAATACAAGAGCACCTGGTTCTATTTTAGAATTTACAGCAGGCGACAGTACTGAAGATAGAATCCAAGGTAACGTATACTTACGTCCAGATAGCTTCTTTATTCACAGACCATATGACGGTGGTGTGCAACTAGGCACAGGCGGTCCACAGCACGGAGCGCAAGCAATACGTCAAAGTAAAAAATATATTAGATATCAGTCAGGTAAAGGTATTATGTATACAACTGGTGCACTTTTTGCTCCGAGTTATGACGTAAGAACTGTTACAGCAGACGGAACAGGCATTGGTGCTATTGTTACTATTACAACAGATGACAACGATCACGGCGCCCAAGTTGGTGGCAAGATTAGACTTATTGGTGTTGAAACAGCAGGCTACAACGGCGAATATGTAATTACACAAATTATAGATGAAAGAAGTTTAAGATGTCTTTCAACTAGACGACTAGGCGCTACTACTGCAATCTTAGGATTTGCGGCACAAATGACCGTTGTTGGATGGCATGGCGCAACAGTGCGTTCAGGTGTATTTGATGATCAAAACGGAATTTATTGGGAGTTTGATGGATCAAACGTTAGTGTAGCACAGCGTACAAGTACAAAACAAGTTGCAGGAACTGTAGCAATTAATACAGATAGTAACTTGATGATAGGAAACAATACACGATTTAGAGATCAGTTAAAAGCTGGTGATAGAATTGTTATCAAAGGAATGACACACGTTGTTTCGAACGTTGATTCACAAACACAGATGACTGTAACACCAGATTATAGAGGTGTTAATAGCGTACTAGCGGCAAAGGTTAATTTAATTACAGATAAAAAAGTTCTGCAAGAAGAGTGGAACTTAGATAGGTTAGACGGCACAGGACCAAGTGGATACAATATGGATGTTAGATACATGCAGATGATTGGTATTCAATACAGTTGGTATGGCGCAGGCTTTATTGACTGGATGCTACGTGGTGCAGATGGTAACTTTGTATTCTGTCACAGAATGCGTAACTCAAACGTAAACACAGAAGCATTTATGCGTTCAGGTAACTTACCAGTGCGTTATGAAGTTACTAACGAAGGATCTAACTCCGCATTACGCACAGATATTACAGCTAGTGAAACAATTATTCCAGTAGTTGAATCTAAATTCTTTCCAGATGCAGGAACAGTCTACATTGATAACGAGTTAATTAGTTATACATCTATTGACCATGTTAACAAAAATCTTACAAACGTTACTAGAGGAACAACACTTACAAACTTCCAAGCTGGTGCCACTAGACAGTATAATGCAGGGTCTGCAACTTCACACATTGCAAGAACAGGTGTTATTTTAATTAGTAATACTATTACACCGTTGATTAGTCACTGGGGTAGTGCGTTTATTACAGATGGCGGCTTTGATGATGACCGTGGTTATATTTTCTCATACACAGAAACAGGACTAAGTGTTAGTACAACAAAACAAACAGCGTTCTTATTAAGACTAGCACCTAGTGTTAGTAATGCTATTGTTGGCGACTTAGGTGATAGAGAGCTACTAAACAGAGCTCAGTTGCTTATGCAAGGCTTAGAAATCACATCAGATGGTACGGCCGCTGACGATACACCAATTAGAGGTGGTATTGTTATTGAAGGTGTGCTTAACCCACAGAACTATCCACTTAACCCAGGTGACATTGGTTGGACAGGACTAGCAGGACTTGCACAAGGTGGACAACCTAGTTTTGCACAGGTTGCTTCCGGTGGTAGTGTTAACTGGAACAGTGGTGATTCAGCAACATATACAACAGCGGCAGTTATGGCCCAGGTTACAACATCGGCACAATTGATGCCATGGTGGAACTTTAGAACAAACAGAAGTTATGGCTACTTTGCTCAAGATAGCTGGGAAACAGCTAACTTAACAGCAGGTGATCAAATTGCTGATGGCGCAGGCGGTGGTGACTTTTTCCCTGCAGGAACTACAATCCAGCAGATTATTGACCAAACTGTTTATGGTAGATACTTAGTTTACTTCTCAAGCAATCCAAACGCTAACAGTGGTAACGGTGCTTCACAATCATTCCAAAAGGGCGGCGATACTGTTAACTCAGCATTTGCTCTCTTTACTAAGAGTGTTTGGGACACGGCAGGCGCCAAAGGTGGTACAGCATTAGGCAATTCAAGTGGTGCTCCAACTAACCAAAGTGATATTACTTTTCCAGCTTCGTCAAGTGTTTCAAATATTGAAGGACCTTTATTGTTTGGTAATCAAGGCAGTGGCGGTATTGAATACTATAAGGTTACGTTTAACAACTCCTATAATGGTACATTGTCATCAGGTGATTTATTTAACTTTGAGTTTAGTCAACCACCATTTGCACAGCCAGGAGAAACTGTGTTCTCATTTATTGCGACACCGGGTGAACGTGCAACACTAGATCTAGGACAGTTGAAAGAACTTACAAATACTACACTAGGTGGTAGAGGTACTTTCCCAAATGGTCCTGACGTACTAGCACTAAACGTTTATAAGACGACTGGTGAAGCATTGGATGCTAACATTATTATTAAATGGGGTGAAGCGCAGGCTTAACAGTACTGTAATCACCCACAAAAAAAGGAGCAGTAATTGCTCCTTTTTTATTGACTTAAATTTAAATCTATTCTTGATCTATAATTTCCATTGCTGGCTTTATCTTTTGGCTATCACCTGGACCAATGCGATAATTATCTTCTACACTATCAGGAGTGCTTACTTCAGTAATACTACTTCCAGCTTCCATACATACTAACTGATGCGGCATTAATGGCGGATTGTGCCATACTGAACCTTCTACAAGTTCTTGACTTTTGTACTCAGCAGTATCAGTGTCAATATAATTAAGTAAGAATCTGCCATTGTTTACAAACCAAGACTCGTCTTTTTCTCTATGGAAGTGCATACTAAACTTAGCGCCTACTCGATTAAACACCATAATCTTTCCACAGTATTTTTCGTTAGTGGCCCAAATTAATTCGTAACCCCAGCCTTTATCTACCTTACCTTCTAGTCTAGTCGGTTGCATTAATATACTCCTCTACAGTCATCCAATGTCTAATCGGTACAGCATTATGTAACTTAGCATTGTCAGCACAAGTGTATTCTTGGTATTGTGATTTTAACTTATCTGGCATCGGAATGTATTCAATTTTTGCATCATACTTTTTAGCTATTGTTCTAGCAACTTCTTCTACACTTGGCGCTTTGTTAGTGCCCATATTAAATAAGCCAGCTTCGTCTGTGTGCATTAGCTTTTCTTGTATTACTGCAATATCGTGTACACAAATACAATCTCTAAAATACTTGTCGCTGTCTTCAAACAATTTAATTACACCATCTTGCGAAGCCTGTTTTTGAAACTTACTAACTAGACTCATTTGATCGCCTTTGTGTCCTTCACCGGGTCCGTACACATTAAAATATCTAAAAGTTTGTACATTCATACTAAAGCTATCGTAGCCGTTATCATTTAGGAACTTGTCAACTAAAAACTTACTCCATGCATACGGTGTTTGTGGATACACTGCACTAGATTCATTAAACTCTGTCATGTTACCATACACTGCGGCTGTACTTGCTATTTGGATATTTGTTCCAAAGTGGTCACAAATTTGTAACAATCTTAATGTAAATTCATAATTGTGTTGCCACACTTTTTCTACATCACGTTCGGTAGTATCTGAAATTGCACCACAATGCACAACCCAATCATACCCTTCAACATGCGGTACAACGTTTTCTACCCAGTCATAACCTTCAACTTCGTGACCTTGTTCTGTTAGGTAATTGGAAATATAACTCCCAATAAATCCTTTATATCCTGTAACTAATACTTTCATTCTCACCTCTTTTATATATTATACTATCTTTTGTTTAGTGTGTCAACTATTAAAGTTGTGCTATGTCCTTCTAGTATAGGAAATATAACCACGTTGGCTAACTCGTTTCCTACTACGGTCTCTACTGTATAGTCACCGCCTTTTACTATAATACTTGGCTCTAATTTGGTAATTGCTTCCAACGGAGTGTCTTCTTCAAACACTATCACCTCGTCTACAAAACCAAGCATTAATAGGCTTTCCTTGCGGGTGTGCTGATCGTTAATGGGTCTTAAATCACCTTTTAATCGCTTAACACTGGAATCGCTGTTAATGCCCACTACTAGGCGATTACCTAGTGTTTTAGCATGGCTAAGAAGCTTTAAATGCCCTATGTGTAGTATATCAAATACTCCATTAGTAAACACAATGCTATCCTCAATATCGGTTACTGTAAGCAAGTGTGTGCCTACATGTTTAACTGCTTCTCTAGAACCCCTAACGGCAAGTTCTAAACAATGCTTATGATTGTATTGCTTTGTTAATCCGTATACAAATGCGGCCAAGAAACAATCTCCTGCACCTGTAACATCTGACACTTCTACATCCTCAACTGGAATATCGTAATCTACATTATCTATTGTGGCAACTACATTATTGCCTGCATTAGTTGTAATGATATTACCCTGCCAGCTTGTAAATCCAAACTTAGTAAACTCACTATGATTGGGTTTTATTAACCACGCATCTTTATAATGTTTAGCATGTTCTTTAGGATCTACAATTATTTTACAATTAAATCTGTTAATGTGCTTGATAATTTCAAGTGACTCGTCTAACACACCTTTATTATAATCACTTAATATCACATACTCGTATTCTGAAAAGTCCTGTAACTCTATAGTTTCTAATACTAGTGTACTGTCTGCATGTTTATCATCGTCAATGCGTGTAACATAGTGTCCGTCACAAATTACTCTAGTTTTAATGCTACTAGGCTGTTCAGTTTCAAATAGTGTCACGTCGACGCCTAAGCTCTTTAAGTTTTTGTAAACAAGTCCTGCACCGCCAAGTGTTTCAACTTCATGTAAGTGTTTAACAATAGGTACAGGCGCTTCGGGGCTTAAACGTTGTGAAGTGCCATAGATATATTTGTCGATTATTACATCGCCAATAACTAATACTTTCATTATTGCATACCTTTTATATACTGTGTATTGTCTGGTAAATTTTCACTATTCATATGATACTGTTGTATGTTATACGAATACGCATTGTCACTAATTTGTACATTGTTATTAAATTTTAATTCTTTTTGTGCAACCTCAGCTGTTAGTTTGCCAGTACCTGCAAGTACATAACTCCACAACGGCCAGCCCGCTCCGCCCTCTAGTCTTGGGAATAATGTTGCATTAGGTACTCTGTGTTTACAAACTTCGTGCATAGACTTTACAAAGTTAGTAGCTGTTGCACCGCTGTTAATATACTTCCAAAATTCTGTATCTTTACGCCCACATGTATAATGTGCTACTAAAAAGTCCTTCATTGTATCGTATAAATGAGCATTCTTTTTGTTATAATCATCTACAGTTCCAGTGTTACAGGTCTCTTCTTTAGTTGCTCCTAAGCAACCAAAAACAAAATGTTTTATTTGCATTATTGTTGTATGAATACTTGTTGCCTCTAATGGTTCTGCAAACGCTCCAGCTAGACCAATTGATAATACGTTCTTAATCCAAAGTTTTTCTTGTCTACCACTATCAAATTTAATATGCCTAATTGGGTCAACTTTACGTCCAATTGTTTGTTCAAGTTCTGCATGTGCTTGATCAGGAGTAACAAAATCATCACAGAATACATAGCCACAACCGCGTCTGTGCTTTGTAGGTATTTGCCAACACCAGCCATTATTTTGTGCCCAGGCATTAGTTACTGGCTGAATAACTTCATCATCTTCATATGGTAAATGAAACGGTAATGCACTGTTTACAGGTAAATTATCCTTGTAACTTTTCCATTTGCCGCCAACTGCATTAATTAATATTCTATTAAATCCAGTAGCATCAATAAACATGTCACCTTCTACTGTCTTGCCATTACTTAATTTTACTGAAGTAACAAAACCTGTTTCACTATCAAGTTGTACATGCTCTACTTCACTATCAATATGTTCAGCATGTGTAGCAACTTTTTTGAAATATTGCCCTGCAAGATGTGCATCCATATGATATGCATGATTGCCGTTAACTTGTACAAGTGTATTTTTATTGTGATGTATTTTATAACCAAGTTCTGTTGCAATGTGTAGTAAATCTTGATCTCTAAAGCCTAAAGCATGTTGAAAAACAATATCACCATGGTCATTACTAGTAGGAGTGCCATCAATAGGACCAATATAAAACTTACTAGGATCTTCATTCCAGCCTATATGTTTGATGCCTAACTTAATTGTAGCATCACACTCTTTAATAAAGTCTTGTTCATCAATTCCAAAGTCCCACATTTCATTTTGTATAATAGTTGTAAGAGCACCAGTAGTGCTTTCGCCTACTCCAACTACTCCAACTTTAGTACTTTCAATACAAGTAACTGTATGTTCTGGCCTAATTTTACTAATCATAAGTGCGGCTAACCATCCAGCAGTTCCGCCACCAACAATAACTATTTTCATAGCATTATATCTCTATCTGTACGACTCATAGCTTTTAAAAACCAGTCAACACCTAAGTTAGTAGTTTCAATTGCATCAGAGTGTGACATACTAACTATATGTCTTAGGTATTCTTGTTTCATAAACTCTTGTTGCTGTTCTTCTAGTTCTAATTTTGGTATCCTTGATACATCAGAGTGTGCTGGATATCCCATTTGTATTAACCAAAGTTGCCAATTAGGTGGATGAAATAGTGTAACTGAATTTACTCTAGAGTAAAAACTTCTTTTAGGATCCTTTAACCAACGTTCATAAAATTTATGTTTGTCTGATTTTACATGTGTTTCTTTTACAAAATTCCAAAAAGGTGTATCCCATTCAGTATCAGCATAATGACTGTTAATAAAATCAACAGCATCATCATACCAATCCATCATATAATTATTGTAAGCACTAATTCTCTTGTCATCATACCATTGCTGGGGTATCATTTTTGCAAGTTCTTCAACACCTGTTGTCATACTTGCTAACCCTGTACTCTCTAACGGCTCAATAAATCCGCCACTTAGGCCAATTGAAACAACATTCTTTTCCCAAAAGTTTTTACTATAATACGGGTTCCAGTCAATAACTTTCATATCTTCTGGTTTGATTCTTCCATCCCAATGATCGCTAAAATATTGTTTAGCAGTGTCAACGTCAGTAATATCTCTATTGAATACCATGCCACTGCCCATGCGTGACTGTGTAGGAATTTTCCAAATCCATCCATGGTCTACAGCAGGACAATTTACATATGGTGTACGTTCTTTTTCAATATCTTCATATTCTACATGTCCTGCAACAGCAGTATTTGTAAATAATCTTCCTTCGCCTAGCAACTCAACTCTGTCTGGCTTTTTTAGTATTGAACCAAAGCCAGTACAATCAATAAAGAAGTCTCCTTTATGTGTTAGCCCGTTTGCTAATTTTAGTTCAGTAATATATCCTTGGTCGTCTCTAATAACATCTACAACTTCACTTTTAATAATATTCGTGTCTCTTTGACATATTTCTTGTAAACGTTTTACTAGTTTTCCGCAATCAATGTGATATGCTAGTGTTGTATACGCATGGTGTATGTCAATTTTATTATCCATAGTTGTTTTATAACAGGGTAAAGCCTGCTCTTGAAAGGTTTCACGCTTGCCTAGATCTGCCCAAACATCGTATTGTGTTATTGCTTGATCAACATATGATTTATTAAGATAAAAAGGATGCCATACAGTATTGCCTGGCTTCTTCCATCCCGGAAAGTTAATACCAGCCTTATACGTTCCATCTATTTGTGTAAACCAATCTCTTTCATGTAATCCACACTCTCTAAGAAAAGAAGGAAAAGTTAATACAGTTGCTTCACCAACACCAATAGGTGTTCCTACTTCTTTATCAATTATTGTTAATGGAACGTCCCACATATTATTTCGAATATATGCGGCTGTTAACCATGCCGCTGACCCACCGCCTACTATTGTAATGTTTTTGATTTGCTTCATTTTTTATCCTGTTCTAAATAATCAATTAGACTAAAAACTGTTTCAAATTTAGTTTGATTGGTTTTGCTTTGTAGTGTATTACGTAATCCCATGTGCAAGGGCTTTGGCCATCTTCCAAAAGATACCCATGCATATCCATCATGTTCATAATTTAATTCTGGGATAAATTCTTCTTGAATTATTACAAGATATGTATGAAAGCTAAACTTTTCATCAGTGCTTATAAATGTTTCTAAAGGAATTGTTTTTGTTATATTAGGAATGCCACCAATTTCTTCTTGTATTTCTCTTTCAAGTGCAGGCCACGGCAATTCATCCTTGCCATTAGTTCCACCAACAAGTCCCCATACGTGCTTCTGTTTACTTTGGGTGCGATGTAAGAGTAAGAATCTTTTTGTTTTAAGGGAATAAAACAATGCACCACTACAAATTATTTCTTGAGTCATGCAAGTACTTATTTTAGAGTGACAGGCGCCAGGTCCCTTTTCGGTATTCGCCTTCGAACGATAATATCCATTCTGTGCCAGTCCATCTATACTGAACACCTGTGTTAAGATTTGTTAGATATTTTGTGGTTGTACCAACGTCTGCACTAGCATCAAACACTACATGCCATTGTGCGCCGTCCCATTCTATAACGTCATTTTCATTAGCAACGAAATCTGAATTGTCTGTATTTTTCCAGGCATCTGGACCATCATATGGGTCCTTAGAACTACCATCACTTGGATCCTGACCAAAGTCCATTAGTCCACCAACGTTACTACTAGTGTTAATTGACCCTAATAATAACAGTCTTAACCCTGCGGCTTTTGCAGTAGTTGGATTGTATTTGGCAGGATTAATAATAAAGTCTACTGATCCTGTATTATTTCTGCCACTGGGTGAATTTAACGATGAGTTGGTTGGTATAGTGTCGTCATCCCACGCAATAATAAGTTGTGTTTCGTCCAATGGGTTAATTGTTATAGCACCATTAACACTAATACTAGTATTTTCGCCGGTTAATAACTTACGTTGTAATTGTAGCTGTGATAATCCAGCTTTGTATTCGCCGGGTTGTACATCAATAATTTTACTCCACTGTACAGAGCCTGCAATACCCTTATCTATAATTTGTGCTATATTATTTAACACAACAATTTCGTAATCTTTAAATGTAGTCATACCTACTTGTACGTTATTACCCTGTCGTTCTGCTCTAGTAGTTTGTTTATTCATTGCCGGACGCTCTTGTTCAGTATCGCTGTATGCAAGTAATTCAGGAGTACTTAATCCTAAGTCGATTGTTCCGTTTGACTCGTCAAATATACTCATTATAACATTTGTAATAACGCCTAGCTTTTTAACTTTAGCAGGAAGGTTAATGTATATTGGTGTAGTAAATCCAAGTTGTGCAATATCAATTTCAGACTCTGTTCCAATTGGAATAGATCTATTACTAAAACTTAAACTAGACAATTCAACACTGGTTAAACTACTCCAGTCAACATAATTATCTGTTGTTTGTATTTCCAAACTAGGATTAAACAGCATTAATATTTGTTCCATAATTTGTAATTTTTGATCAGTATTAGTTGACCAAACATCAACATTAATTTGTAGGTTATACGGACTAGGCATTATACGCTCTACAGTGTAATTTTTGCCTTGTGTGTTTAAGTATTCTGCTCCGTCAGTATCGTATGCACGTTCACGTATATTAACTTTACTAACAAACGAACTGTCACTTGTGCGTGTTCTGTCCTGTTCTAATCCAGTGATATACACGCCCATACGCGGAGCACTTGGTATTTTGTTCTCACTATTATCTCTAATGATATGCCCAACTTGTCGAGTAATATCACCGTAGGTTACTGGAACACGAACTATTTTCCCGTCACCGTCTTTGTAAGAAAAGTTACTAAACAGTCTCACTAACTGTGTAACATAGCGCCTAATCTGTCCATCATAAAAGTGGTTCATTAGTTATCTGCCTTTGGTCTAAGTGCGGATCCAAGTCCTTGTCTTTCGACAACTGTTTCGCCACCAATCGTTGAAGTTTTTGTATTATTAATAAATCCTGTACGCTGTGTATCTTTAGCAATAGTGTTAGTCAATGTCATACGTACATTATCTTCCATCTTAACCCAACGTTGTCCGTCATATCTAAATAGTCTGTTCGGCATCATATCTACTCTTAAGAAGTAATCACCTTTAACTTGACTAAGTGGAAAGCTAAGACCACTGCCAAACGCTTCACCGTTTGGAGCAATGCCGTCACCAATTAAGTAACCTGTATAACCTTCTCTTTCAGGAGTTTGATTGACTCGATCTGCTAATTCGTTTTCTGTACTAGCATCAAGTGTAGTAATGTCGGTTGTAACTAGTTCTGGAACACCTTCGTCATCAACCTGTAATGTGTACAAATGACTAGTATCAAATCCTGCTTTAGGAGCATCTGCTTCTGCTTGCTCAAGAATAGCATCATTAATTTGCATTTCTTTGTCGTATGTACTAAGCACATCACGTAACGTTTGTGTACTTCCCTCTTCGGCAGGTAAATCAAGTATCTCTTTGAACTCTTGACTGTCAACAATCTGCTTCATTTTAACTCTGTACAAGTGTGGATACCAAGTTTGGCTAAATCCTTCGCTTGCTCTATTCACATCTTCTACTACATAGTACCGTTTAAGTGCTACGCTAAAATCATTTGCCGCATATTCGTCTTTTAAGTGCGGCAACTCAATGACATCACCAGACATGATCTTACGCCCTAGTGTCCTAACACTATAGTTGATTGGGATTGTCATGAATATAATATCGTTTTGTAAGAATAATCCAAACTGACTCATGTCAAAGTCTACATCTGATACGCTATAAATTCCACGCATCGTGTAAATGTCTGGGTCGTATTTTCTATCCCTGTTTTCAAGGAACAACATATCTTGTATATTGGTTTCTTTTACAGCATCATAACGAGGCTGGTCAGCAGTTGCGTCTGCTTCACTAGGATTTTTAGGGCCAAGATACTTATGAACAAAAACATCTGTACCACCGATTGTAAACATCTCGGTAATACTTTTGTCTAAGAATGAGTAGTCTTTCCCTCTCTCGGGTTTATATAAGCTAAGTTTTGGCATTGTAATAGTATTTATCGTTGTGCATAAATACTATATCGGAGAACATGACATGTCTGACAATTTAGATACAAAAAAACAAGAAGTTTACAAATACGTTGAAGCAATGCTCGGCGGCGGAATGGTTGATGTTGAACTAGATCCGATTCATTATGAAACTGCACTTAACACTGCACTAACAAGGTTTAGGCAACGTAGTGATAACTCAGTTGAAGAATCATATATTTTTATGCCTACAGTAATAGATCAAAACTCATATATACTTCCTACTGAAGTACAAGAAGTGCGCCAAATTTTCCGTAGAAGTATTGGATCACGCTCCGGTGGCGGCGATGGTGGAACATTATTTGAACCGTTTAACATGGCTTACACAAACACGTATCTACTTGCTAGTTCAAACATGGGCGGTCTAGCAACATACAATGCATTTGCTGGATATCAAGAATTAGTAGGACGTATGTTTGGTAGTTTCATCGAGTTTGCTTGGAATAGATCACAAAAGAAATTAACTATCTTACAAAGACCAAGAGCTGAAGAAGAATTACTTCTTTACTGCTACAATCACAGACCAGATTTTGAGCTGTTAGACGATTACATGGCAGTGCAATGGATTAAAGATTATACACTTGCTAAATGTAAGTATATGTTAGGCGAAGCAAGGTCTAAATTTGCTACTATTGCAGGACCACAAGGCGGTTCGAGTCTTAACGGTGATGCGCTTAAAGCAGAAGCACAGATGGAATTAGACAAATTAGAAACTGAAGTATCAATGCAAATATCCGGTGGTCAAGGCTACGGATTTATGATAGGCTAATTGACCCAACGTTAGCGCCAACATTTTGTTATTTTGTAAATACATTGTAACAAGGAGAAGCTCATGTGTTCACCGTACGTTCGTAAACAAGCCAACCGACTTAACTGGATAATCAAAGGCACACTAATTGACATTAGCTGGTCCGATGATGACGTTGAAAAAACCTACAACTCATACTTTAAACGTGTTTGGGGGAATAATGAAAGTTATATCCACGAAGAAGGGTTTGAAGAAGCATACACAGAACGTCAAGAACACCTCCTAATAGAAGAAATGAAACATGTTGCTGTAAAAGGCGGACACTTCGATTAATTAACGGTTGACAACACCTAAATTTTATAGTATACTTAATAATACTTAGGAGTGTATTATATGATTATTGGTGTTTGTGGGTTAATTGGTTGCGGTAAAGGTACAGTAGCAGACGTTCTAGTTGACGAACACGGCTTTAAAAAGATTTCATTTGCAGATAAACTTAAAGACGCAGTTAGCGTAATGTTCGATTGGCCACGAGAAATGTTAGAAGGCGATACTGCTGATAGTCGTTATTGGCGAGAACAAGAAGATACTTTTTGGACTCAAGAAACTGGCCGCAAAATTACTCCTAGATTAGTACTTCAAGAGTTTGGTACCGATTGTATGCGCAATGGCTTTTACGATGGAATATGGGTTAGCTTTGTAAAGAAGACAGTTATTGATAACCCAGATACAAACTTTGTTATTCCTGATGTTAGATTTGAGAATGAAGCACACGTAATTAAAGGACTATCCGGCAAAGTTTGGTGTGTAAAACGTGGCCCAGATCCTGTATGGTTTAGACAATATCAAGACTTGGGTATTGAACCAACAGACGCCCATCCTAGTGAATGGCGTTGGGCAAATATACCGTTTGACTTTAATATTTACAACGAAGGTACTATTGACGATCTTAAAAGTCAGGTACAAGGTCGCCTTGCTTCCACTTTACGCCTAGCTTCTGCATAACACGCTGGCAATTAGCACAAACAGTTTTTAAATTACTTGGCAGTGTATTGTTTAGATTCCCATCTATATGATACACATTAAATTGCTCAACATACGGACTATTAAAACTACACCGTTCACATGTATCTTTTTGTCGATACCCTGCTTGATGCCATTTAGGTATCCCCCATTTCTTCTCTCCATGGTGCAAGCATGTTTCACATTGCTTGCGATAGAATGTTCTATTGTCTTTTTTGTAGTTTATTGCCGCTGGGCGGTATCCGCATTCGCATAAAGGTCTCATATTGTATTTACCTACTCTTTATGCCCCCTTTTATTAGGTGTTATGACGTATGGTTTTAGACAAATCATATAAATACTTTTAACAGTTGTTATAACAGGAGAACTTAAATGGCATTAATATCACCAGGTGTACAAGTAAGCGTAATCGACGAAAGTTTTTACACACCAGCAGAACCAGGTACAACCCCAATGCTGTTCGTTGCCTCTCAGCAAGATAAGGCAAACGCGGCAGGAACAGGGACAGCACGAGGTACAACAAAAGCGAACGCAGGAGTTCCTTTTTTAATTACTTCACAGAGAGATTTAGCAGACACATTTGGAGACCCATACTTCCAAACAGATGCAAGCAATAACCCAGTAAATGGCGGTGAGCTTAACGAATACGGACTACAAGCGGCATACTCATATTTGGGTGTAAGCAACAGAGCGTTTGTTGTAAGAGCAGACATTGATTTAAGTCAACTTATGCCAAGTGCAAGTGCTCCGGCGGCAAACCCAGCAAACGGAACATATTGGTTTGACACAGCTCAAACAAAATACGGAATTTTTGAATGGAACAGCAATGCTGTTACTGTCACTGGTGGACAGTCATTTACAAACAAGACTCCAATTGTTATTACGTCAAAAACAAACTTAGTAGGCGATGTTAACACAGGCGCTCCTAAGGGCGCAGTAGGCGCAGTAGGCAATTATGCAGTAGTAACTACAACTACTACTAATAAAGTATACTACAAAAATAGTGCAGGCACATGGGTCAAAGTAGGTACAGCGGCATGGGTCAATAGTTGGCCAACAGTTAGTGCTACTGCAAGTAATCCAGTACTAACAAGTGGACAAACTGTTATTATTAACGGAACTACTGTTGCTATCAGTGGCGTAAACGTTGCGGCAATGGAAACAGCAATTGATGGCGCAGGTATTACAGGCGTAACATCAGAAGTTGTTGACGGGAAATTGTATGTTTACAGTGATGGTTCATCAACTACAGATGGTTCAACTGATGACGATGGTGCGATTGCTATTACAGCAGGTGCTACAGGCACACTACTAGCTGATTTAGGAATTACAGCAGGCACATACTATGCTCCAGCATTAGAAATTGCTCCGCATACAAATGTTCCAGGATTTAAAGTAGCTGATACAAAGTCAAGACCTTCAGGAAGTGTTTGGTTTAAAACAACTGATGCTAACTTAGGTGTACAAATGAAAGTTAAAGCGTTTAACGCAACAACTAAATTGTGGGAACTTAAACCAGCACCAGTTTACAAGACACACCAAGAAGCAGTATTTAATTTAGATAAAGCAAAAGGCGGATTAAATCTTGCACTAGGACAGCTTTATGTACAAGCACATACTACTGAAGCAGAAAATGAAGAACTTGATTTTACAATTTTTGCAAGAAATAGTTCAAGTGCAATGCAAATTACTTCGAGCGCAGTTGCAACACAACTAAGCAGTCAGTCATATGGCTTTACAATGGCAGAAAGTACTACTGGCGTAGCAACTATGTCAGGCGGCAAAGCATTAAGCGTAACAGCACTAGGAAACGCAGGCGATGCAGATTTAATTGCTAATGCAATTAATGCGGCAGGCTTTGTTAATATTGTTGCAAGTGTAGATGCAAGTAACAGAGTTGTTATCCAGCATAACGATGGCGGCGAAATCCACATCAAAGATACAAACGGCGCTTTAGGATTAATTGGATTTGCGGCATATAACTATGCAACAAAGGCAGGAACTGCAAACTTATATGCGGCTCCAACAGGCGATGGTGTATATGACTTCCATGCTTCAAATTGGAAAATCTTAACACAAACAGCAGGTACAAATGCTCCAACAGCACTAACAGCAGACGGCGCACTATGGTACAATTCAATTGTTGATGAGTGTGATATTATGGTACACAACGGTACTACGTGGAAAGGCTATCAAGGTGTTTATTCATCAGCTGATGCACTAGGACCAATTGTTTCAGCAACTGAGCCTACTACACAGCAAGATGGATCATCTGCACTAGTAACTGGTGACATTTGGGTTAGTACAGCAGATTTAGAAAACTATCCACAAGTTAACAAGTATAACGCAGATCTTCAAAAGTGGATTGCACTTGATGAAGGTGATCAAACTACTGAAGATGGTATTTTGTTTGCAGATGCACGTTACGGTACAAGTGGCGGAACAGCAACAGTAGCACCAACAGGTACTATTGCAGAGCTATTAGTTAGTGACTTCTTAGACACTGATGCACCGGATCCAGCACTATATCCAAAAGGTATGTTGTTGTTTAATTTACGCAGAAGTGGATTTAACGTTAAGAAATTTACACGTAACTACGTAGACGTAACTGCTAAAAACGTTCGTCAAGGTGATGTACTTCAAACTGCTTATTATCCACATCGTTGGGTTACTGAATCAGCTAACCAAACAGACGGAGCGGGTAGCTTTGGACGTAAAGCACAGCGTAAAGTAGTTATACAAGCCCTACAAGCAATGGTTAATAGTAACCAAGAAATTAGAGATGACGAATCAAGACTATTTAACGTAATGGCAACACCAGGATATCCAGAACTAATTGGCGAAATGGTTGCTCTTAACAACGATAGAGGCTTAACAGCATTTGTTGTTGGTGATAGTCCAATGAGACTTAAGAGTGATGCAACTACACTAAACAACTGGGGCTCAAACGTAGCACTAGCTGTTGAAGATAACGACAATGGATTAACAACAAGAGACGAGTACTTGGGTGTATTTTATCCGAGCTTGTTTACAAGTGATAATGCAGGTAACAACGTTGTTGTTCCACCAAGTCATGGTATCCTAAGAACATTAGCACTAAGCGATCAAGTTAGCTTTCCATGGTTTGCTCCAGCAGGAACAAGACGTGGCGGAATTACTAACGCAAGTGCCGCAGGATACATTACTGCAGAAGGCGAATTTAAGTCAATATCACTTAATGAAGGACAGCGTGATACGCTTTACTCACAAAGTATTAACCCAATTACGTTCTTAACAGGCGCAGGTCTTGTTAACTTTGGTCAAAAGACTCGTGCAAAAAATGCAAGTTCTTTGGATCGTATTAACGTAGCACGTTTGGTTATCTACTTGCGTAGTCAACTTAACAAACTTGCTAAGCCTTACATCTTTGAGCCAAACGATAAGATTACACGTGACGAGATCAAAGCACAAGCAGATAGTTTAATGTTGGAATTAGTAGGTCAAAGAGCGTTATATGACTTCTTAGTAGTATGTGACGAAAGTAACAATACTCCTAGTAGAATTGATAGAAACGAGCTTTACTTAGATATTGCTATTGAACCAGTTAAAGCAGTAGAATTTATTTACATACCGCTAAGACTTAAGAACACTGGCGAGATTTCAGGATTATAATTCACTGAAATAGGCTCCTGAAAAATGGAGCCTATTATTTGATAAATAAATGTAACAGGAGAACAGAATGGCAATTTCAACACTTTCAAAATTAACAGTACCTTTAGATAGCAACGCAAGTGCATCTAATCAGGGCTTGTTAATGCCAAAATTACAATACCGTTTTAGAGTATCTTTGGAAAACTTTGGTGTATCAAGTCCGTCAACTGAACTAACTAAACAAGTTATGGATGTAACACGCCCTAGCGTTAGTTTTGATCAGATGACAGTTGATATTTACAACTCCAAAGTATTCTTAGCAGGTAAACACACTTGGGAACCAATTACGCTTAACTTACGTGAAGATGTTAGTAACAATGTACAAAAACTTGTTGGTGAACAACTTCAGAAACAGTTTGACTTCTTTGAGCAGTCAAGTGCGGCAAGTGGCGCAGACTACAAGTTTGTTACACGTATTGAAATTTTAGACGGCGGCAACGGAGCAAATACAGCTAGTGTACTAGAAACATTTGAACTATACGGATGTTATTTAGAAAGCACTAACTATAATTCACTTAACTATGCTACATCAGATGTAGTTACAGTGGCACTAACAATCCGTTATGATAACGCAATCCAGAGCCCACAGGGTACTGGCATTGGTACAGCAGTTGGTAGAACAATCAACACAGCTATTACAGGTGGCGGCGCAATCTAAAGCGACTAATATTATTAAATTGAGGGGCTTAATTGTCCCTTTTTTTATGATCTAATTATCTACGTAGTTAACAGAAAAGGCTAAATATTAGTATGAGCTTCTTAAACGGTTTTTTAGACAATTTAGCATCGGGTGCGTTAAACCCTAAAGGTACACTGGGCGACTTTCAACATGCCGCACGTATGTTTGTTGACGATAGTCACAGACTAACACCTAAAGTAAAGTTTCTTTACCACGTTACCTTTAATATTAATCCAGATGTAACAGCAGTAATTCCGCAACTTA